GATAAGGATTTTATACAGCTTTGCAAACATGATACTATTCTCTATAGACCCGTTCAAGATGAAATTTTAAACAGTAAACGGATTGTAGAAGAATATGGTATTCACCCTACTAATTTTTGCTTGGCAAGAGCCATTTCTGGTGATACAAGCGATAATCTGGTCGGGGTTGGTGGTGCAGGTTTGCCAACAATTGCTAAAAGATTTCCGCAATTAAGGGAAGATAAAAGTTATCGTATTGACGATATTGTTGATGTATGCAAAAGCACAGAAAGCAAAATCAAGCTATTCTCTAATATTGTAGAACATCAAGATTTAATTCGGGAAAACTATAAAATAATGCAACTTGCTATTCCCAACATGTCTATTCAGGATATGCAAAAAATTAATTATGCTTTAGAAAATAGCGAATGTACCTTTAACAAAACTGAATTGGTAACTATGATGTTGAAGGATGGTTTTGGTGAAAGTAATTTTGAAGAACTATATGCACACATGAATAAAATCGTCGTGGAGAATTGTTAAAATGCCAAGAGGATATAAATACATAAAAGAGACTTTAATTGAAGCTGTTTTACAAAAGTTTCCACAAAATAAAGATAAATATATTTATAGTTCTGTTATATATAAAAATGTTAAAACATATGTAGACATAATTTGTGTTCTTCATGGTATTTTTCAACAAACGCCCCAACAGCACTTAAAAGGGAATGGTTGTCCAAAATGTGCTGTTGAAAAACAAACTAAAACACATCAACAGTTTTTTGAAGATGCACAGAAAATTCATCCTGACAAATATATTTATTTATCGTCTTATGCAGGCTATCACATAAAAATAAAAATGCAATGTAAAACTTGCAATCATGTTTTTCAACAAACACCTAATGACCATCTTTGTAGAGGTAGTGGCTGCCCAAAATGTGGGATACAAGAAAGCTCTAAAAAACTCAATGAAAGAGCAAAGACTTTTAAAGATGAAAAAACTGGTTTTTATATTAATAACAAAATTTGGAATAAATATAAAAAAGGAGCCATAGAAAGAAATTTATTATTTGAAATAACGCCAGAAGATGTTTTTGAAAAATTTAAAGAACAAAACGGTTTATGCGCTTTCAGTGGTGCAAAATTAAACTGTATTGCTATTAATAGTAAAGATATTAATTGGTCTATTGATAGAACGGACAATATGAAAGGTTATACCAAAGATAATATAATTCTAGTTACCAAAACAGCTAATATAATTAGAAATAAAAGTACCGTAAAGGAGTTATTAGAATTTTGTAATATGGTTGCTAGTAGAAAAAATCTTATAGACAAATATTCTGCGATGTCATCTGAAGAAAAAGCAAAGCGTTTAGAAACATATTCCATACTGTATAATAAAAAGAAGGATTAGTTTATGTCAGAACAAAAAAGTTGGTTTAGAGATTACATGGAAGATAGATTTATCTGTCCATATTGTCACGAAACATATGAAGAAGATGAATATCTTTGGCAAAGAATAGATTTTGATGGCGAAAAAGGTGACTCTTACAGAGTTATAAGATGCACTAAATGTGATAATAAATTTCAACTTTTTATTTGGTCTTCTATACATTATATGACCGAACCGCATTTCTCAAAACCTATTGCAGAAAAACCTAAACTAACTTTAATTAAAGGCGGAAAAGAATAGGTTTGAAACAATCTGTATAGGTGTTATAGTATAGAGAACCTTTGGAGGAACAATGTCGTTTATTAACGAAAAACAATCTTTTGAGCGTTTCGGGAAAACATTTCAGGAAAACCTTGTCCAATTAATTTTGGATGATAGGGCATTTGCTGACCAAATCAGCGAAGTAATGGATACTAGCTTCTTAGAGCTAAAATATCTACGAGTTTTTGTAGATAAAATATTTGATTATCGTAAGAAATATGGCACACATCCTTCTAGAGATACAATTACAACTATCTTACGTACAGACATTGACAAAGAAAACGAACTATTACAAAAGCAAGTTCGTGAATACTTTGCTCGTATTTCGTCTAATGAATTTAGCGTAGACGGCGAACAACACATTAAAGACACTTCTCTTGATTTCTGCAAAAAGCAGAAGTTAAAAGAAGCAATGATTAAAAGCGTAGGTCTTATTCAGAATTCCTCATATGATGAAATTTCTAAAATTATTAATGATGCACTCAAGCTTGGAACAGATAATAATCATGGTTATGATTTTATTCTTGACTTTGAAAAGCGTTTTGAGTTAAAAGCACGTAATCCAGTATCTACTGGTTGGGAGCTTATTGATAACATTTCCAAGGGTGGTCTTGGTCGTGGTGAATTAGGCGTTGTAATCGCCCCTACAGGCGCAGGAAAAAGCATGGCGCTTGTTCATCTTGGCGCTATGGCTTTACAAGCAGGATTAAACGTAGTGCATTATACGCTTGAATTACAGGATAAGGTTGTAGCATTACGTTACGATTCCTGTATTACTGGCATTTCCCTAACCGACGTTAAGGAACAAAAGGATATTGTTTGGAATGGCGTAAAGGATGTTAAGGGCAAGCTTATTATTAAAGAATACCCAACAAAGTCTGCTTCTACAAATACCATCAAGAACCATCTTGAAAAACTTAAGCGTAAGGATTTTCGTATTGATATGGTTATTGTAGACTACGGCGACCTAATTAGACCAATTAATGCACAAAAGGAGAAACGTATTGAGCTTGAGAGCATCTATGAGGAATTGCGTGGATTAGCACAGGTATATCAATGTTCCCTATGGACTGCATCACAAACAAATCGTTCTGGACTAAATGCGGAAGTAATTACGATGGAAAGTATTTCCGAAGCTTTTAACAAGTGTTTCGTAGCGGATTTCATCTTTACTATTTCCAGAACAATCAAAGATAAAAATATGAATGAAGGTAGACTATTCGTAGCTAAAAATAGAAACGGTCCTGATGGATTAGTTTTTCCGATATTCATGGATACAAGTAATGTTAAAATAAAGGTTCTTTCTCAAAGTGCAGAAAGTGCAACAGAGATAATTGAGAAGGCAACAAAGAAACAAGAAGAGAATCTTAAACAGAAGTACAAAAACTATAAGAAAGAAAAGAAAGGGTAATATATGAAATTTATAGATTTTGCTTTTAAATTATTTGGCTATCAAAAAAGACTAGTAGTGACCGGCTCTAAAGATTCAGTTTTAGCAGGAACAGAAAAACCAGTAAAAAAATATATTAAAGTGCATCCTCCAATATTTGGATTAGTATTTTTTAATGCTTTAAATATGTTTTCCGATTGGTATAGAACAAAGCTTTTAGGACTTAAATTTTCTATTGGAAAAACAGCAGCAGAATTTGCAGTTAAAAATCCATTATATAAGAACGCTAATATTGGGTATATAGAAGTTCCAGAACAAAAAAAGGAATAATATGAAAAAAGTAATAATGTTTAGTGCCCAATGGTGCAGCCCTTGCAAAGCAACAAAACCACATTTTAATACCTTAAAAGAAAGTGTAACTGATGTAGAATACCAACTTGTTGACGTTGATGAAGAAGGACATTTGGCGGAGAAATTTAATATTCGTGCTGTACCAACTTTTGTACTACTTAAGGATAATACGGAAGTAGCACGTATGAGCGGTGGAGCATCAGCAGATAAATTAAAAGCATTTATAAATCAATAAAGGAAACAAAACAATGTCTAACTGGTCTAACCTTGCAAAAGTAGTTTATAAGCGCACATATGCCCGTAAGGACAATGGGACGCTAGAAAATTGGGCAGATACTGTTGAGCGTGTAGTTCGTGGTAATGTTCAAGGTCATAATGTTTCAGCGGAAGAAATTGAGCGTTTGCGTTATTACCTACTTAATCGCAAGGCAGGACCAGCTGGGCGTGGTTGGTGGTATAGTGGCGCACCAAGTCATAAAAAGCTTGGTGGTGTAGCATTAAATAATTGCTGGTTCGTAGCTAGTGATGAATGGAATAACTTTGTATTGGCACAAGACTTGCTAATGCTTGGTGGTGGTGTTGGTATGAGCGTTGAACACCGCTTTGTTTCAAAATTGCCAAGATTAAAGAAAGATGTAAATATTGTTAGCCGTGAAACAAAAGATGCAGACTTCATCGTTCCAGATTCCCGTGAAGGTTGGAATGAATTAACTCGCAGAGTATTAGAAGCTTATTTTGTAACTGGTAAGTCTTTCTCATATTCTACTGTTTGTATCCGCCCAGCAGGAGAACAAATCAAAGGTTTCGGCGGCGTATCCAGCGGTCCAAAACCATTAGTAGTTTATGTAGAAAAATTGGTATCACTATTAAAGTCCCGTGAAGGTCGTCATTTACGTCCTGTAGATGCAGCAGATATTCTTTGCTCAATTGGAGAAATGGTTGTAAGCGGCAACGTTCGTCGTTCTGCAATTATTATTCTTGGCGACCCTTGGGATAAGGAATATTTAAAAGCAAAGCGTTGGGATTTAGGCAATATCCCAACTCAACGTGCTATGGCTAACTTCTCTGTTGTTGTAGACGATGTAGAAGATTTACATCCCTTATTCTGGAAAACATATGAACAAGGCGAACCATTTGGTATTGTAAACCGTAAGAACATCCAGAAATATGCACGCATGGGCGATTTAAAGCCCGATACAGCAGTTGGTGTAAACCCATGTGCAGAAGCTACATTAGAAGATGGTGAACCATGCAACCTTCAAGAAATTGCGTTACCTAATCTTTTAAACGAAGAAGAATTTATTGAAGCAGCACGTTTAATGCATCGTTGGGGTAAACGTGTAACTATGGAAACATATCACCAACCAAAATGTGACGCCGTTGTGAAACGTAATCGCAGAATTGGTACAGGTATTACAGGATGTCTACAAAGTCCGCTATTTAATCCTGACACATTAGATAGAGCTTATGCGGCAATCCAAAAAGAAAATCGGGAATACTCAAAAGAATTAAATATTCCAGAAAGTATCCGCACTACTGTTATTAAACCAAGTGGAACCATTAGTAAAGTTATGGATTGTTATGAAGGCGTACATCCAGCTTATTCACGCCATATTATTCAACGTGTACGCTTTGCTGGTAATGACCCGCTACTTCCATTATTACGTGAAGCTGGTCATTATATGGAACCAACAATTCGTTTTGATGGCACATTAGACCACAATACACAAGTTGTAGATTTTTATGTTGCTGCACCAGAAAATGCCCCTGTAGCTGACGAGGATTGGACAACATGGAAACAATTAGATGTTGTTAAAATGGCTCAGAAACATTGGGCAGACCAAGCAGTAAGCGTTACTGTATATTATAAGCAAAGCGAATTAGAAGAATTAAAAACTTGGTTAAAAGATAATCTTAAGTATCTAAAGACTATTTCTTTCCTTTGCCACAGTGAACATGGTTTTAAACAAGCACCAAAAGAAAAAATTAGCAAAGAACAATATGAAAAATTATCTGCTAAGATTAAACCAATTAATATTGATAATGGAGTTGGAGATGGAGACTTATTAAGTTCGCTAGAATGTGAAGGCGGCGTCTGTCCAGTTAAATAATCTTTCTTCTTAACAAGGGAGCGGCACTATGGTACAAAAGACTGTAGTGCTGTTTTCTTTTGGAGGAATCGCTATGTTTAATATCAAAGTCATTGAAAATGAATTAACAACTCGCTCTAATCATGAAGTGCGATTTTCCCATGAGTCATATTATATGTCAGATGATTTCGGTTTCTACCGTAAATTAATCGTAGATAATAAGGACACAGGAATTAAAGTTCGATTAGACCAGTTGCAAGAAGCAGAAGAGCGTGGTAGATTAGAGGATAAGTACAGAGTCCTGCTAGGACAAATACAGAAGGTCACTAACCAATAGGAGAATATATGTCACAATCTGTCGCCAACGTATCTGATAAGCCGAAGTCTAAGGAAGAACGCATCAAGGATTTTGTTCGTGCGCTAGGTTCTATTGACCAAGCTATGCAGCCATTCCGTGAGCAACGTGCGGACTTAAAGAAAAACTATGTTGAGAATGATTGGTTGAGCAAGGAAGATATGAAGTATGTATCAAAGGCTTATACTCTTGCCAAGAAGACAGACTTTGATATTGACAAGTTTGTAGATGCATTCAATAAGGTAAAGTAACATGGAATTTAGACCAAAGAATAAATATCTTTTGGTCGAACAGGTAGAGGATAAGAAGCCAGAGAGTCAAACCTCTGGCTTCATTTTACCTGACGACTATAAAAAAGTAGAAACACATAAGCTAGTTAGATTATTGAGCGCACCAAGTGGTTCCTCTTATCACGATTGTCTAGGATGCCTTGTGGTTGTTCCAGCAAACATGGTTGAGGAAATCAAGGTGCATGGCAGAAGTTATTACGTAGTGCCCGAACAGGGCGTTTATGGTGTATTTTACAACTAGGTGAAAGATGACTAACGATACGATTTATTTATACGATGATAATATTGGCCGTGTTCAATATGTTCAACATGTTGGTAACGATAAGATGATTGTAAATGCTGCCCGTGTATCTTTTGGACAAGATAATCAAAAAGAGTTAGATGATAGAGATAAAAAGCTCATTCGTTATCTTATTAAGCATCGTCATACATCAACACTTGAGCATTGCAGTATTACGTTTAAGTTTGTTGTGCCCCTATATATTCGTTCGCAACATCACAGACATCGTACATGGTCATATAATGAAATTTCTCGTAGATATACAGACGAGAATTTACAGTTCTATCAGCCAAAAGCATTTCGCACACAACATAAAAGCAATCGCCAAGCCAGCAATAGCGAAGAATTAGTTGACCCATTAATAGATATTGGAGAATCAGGTTTTTCTGCTATTATGCCAGCATCTGCATTAATTGAAAATTGGCATAATAATTGTCTCAGGTTATATAATCGTTTATTAGATTCTGGTGTTTGTCGTGAACAGGCAAGAGGTGTATTACCGCAGAATCTTTATACCGAATATTATGGCACTACGAACTTAAATAATCTTTTTAAGTTTGTTGAATTACGTACTCATGATGGAGCGCAATGGGAAATTCAGCAAGTTGCAAAATCTTGTTTAAAAATGGCAGAAGAATTATTCCCAGAAACCATTAAAGCTTATAATGAAATAAGAAAAGGCGAATAATGACTTGTATAATTGGATATCTAAAAGACAGCACTGTACATATAGCGGCGGATAGTCAGATAACTTGCGGTGCAAGAATTGATGAAAATAATTATGAGAAAATTTTAGTTAATGGCGATATAGTTGCTGCTTTTTCTGGTAACTTACATTGTGTCGTCGCATTAGAGACAGAGTTTAATAAACTAGAACCAGAAAAAGTAGTAACTTTAAAAAATGATATATATGATGTTTTTCTTAAGCCAGTAAGAAATTTAATTAAGCAAAGAGAAATACCAGATAACTCTATAAGTTTTAGAGCTTTGATAGCTAAAAAAAACGAATTAATTGAAACCGATAATAATTATGCTATTTTAAACGTTAGTGAAAAAATTAGTATAGGCTCTGGTTCGTTCCATGCTATAGGAAGTCTAGAAGCTTTAGACAGATTTAGCGCTCTATCACTTGAACAAAAATTAAAAACATCTATTTTGATTGCTAATAAATATGATGCTGGAACAAACGATAATATTAAATATTGCAATACAAAAGATTTAAAAATTATTAAACTATAGAAAGAGTAATATGATTAGTTATTTATTTGACATTGACGGAACATTAACACAGCCAAGACAAAAGATAACTCCAGAGTTTGAGGAATTCTTTTTTAATTGGATGCAAGATAGAATGGTTTTTCTTGTAACTGGTAGTGATTTAGTTAAAGTAAAAGAACAATTAAGTGAAAGAATTCTTCTTTCCTGCCAAGGAATCTTTTGCTCTATGGCTAATGAGCTTTATAAGGGAGACAAACAACTATACAAGAATGAGCTAAAGATATCCGATGAATTAATCTTTTGGCTTAAGCAGCAATTAGAAAGATCATCATATCCCGTCAAGAGAACTAATAATTTAGAATTTCGTAGCGGCATGTTAAATTTCTCCGTAGCTGGTAGAGATTCTACTGTAGAAGAACGTAATGCATATTATGAATGGGATAAGGTAAACGGCGAACGTCAAAGAATCGCTGATTACATTAATAGAACATATCCCGATATGGAAGCGTGTGTTGGTGGACAGATAAGCATTGATATTCAAAACAAAGGTAAGAATAAAAGCCAAGCTAGTGCATTTGTTCGTATGCATGTATCTGATACAGATATTATTTTCTTTGGCGATAAAACAATGGTAGGTGGAAACGATAGAGCTATTGTAGAAGATATAATTAAGAATATGGATGGTTTTAGTGGTTTCTATCAAGTAGAAGGACCAGAAGATTTAAAAAGTATATTAGAGCAAATTTAATATGATTCAGCGCACTCTTGAACTGCAATATGATCAATTGGTCATTGGTAGCGACTTGAGTGCGCTTTCTTATTGTTATGTTAATAAATGTCCAGCAGTCTTTTTAACAATTGATAGACCATACGAATATAATGAAAAAGGTATCTGGGACGAAGATATAGCACTATGGAATGATATGGCGTATCTACTATCAAACAGTAAATACATACCTTTTAGTGATAAAATAGTATCTATAAGACTTGAAAATGATAATCAATTAAAAGTTATTACAAAATATAATCTTGTGGCAACAATAAGTTTTCAAAATTTGATTATTAGTAATGATAAAAACATAGAAGGCTTGCCGCCGCCAATTTCTAAAACAAATCATGATAATTGGGTTATTGATTGGTTTAACGTTAATATTGGAGCAAAACACGATTTAGATTTCATTGATGATAATGAAAGTGATTTTGTTAAAAAAATATATTTCTACATCACTCGCAGATATCAATATAATATAGATAGAAAAGATTTAGTTTGTGTTTCAAAAATAAACGACGAAAATCTTTTAAAAGACGAATATAACCAAAATATTTGTAGATTAAAAACAATTAAAATGATGCAGCAGGCTGGTATAAAAGGAAAATGGGATAAAACAAATAATATGTTTGTTAAACCAAGATTAACCTCGATAAAAAGAGATATACACCCATTTGGTAAAAATATTTACAATAATTTACCATCTAGTATTTCTATGCTTTATAATAGCCATAAAGATATTTTATTAGATGCACAATATGATGAGAAATGGGCTAATCTAGTAGAAGGTAGATATGTATGGAAGAAATAATTAAAGATAAAAATGTTAACCATTTAGCTGGTATAGTACCAATTGCTGGACAGCCATTAGAATTTAATTTTCCTTGGCATGATTGTTTACTGCCTATTAATTCAAATTACCTAGCCGTTGAAAGAGCGGTATTCCAATGTGTATTGGCAGGATGCGAAACTATATGGGTTGTTGGTCACGTTGGAACACAACCATTAGTCAGAAAAAGAATAGGCGATATAATCGTAGATCCAGTTTATCTGCAATATCTTAATAAAGTAGACAAGATGAAAGAAGTTAGTATTTATTATGTACCTATACATCCGCGTGATAAGGAAAAGCGAGATTGTTTAGGATGGAGCGTGTTATATGGCGCAGATACAGCTTATAAAGTATCCCTATTTATTTCTAAATGGATAGCACCAGAAAGGTTCTTTTGCTCTTTTCCTTATGGCATAGTGTCAGATGAAAGTTTGCGGGACAACAGAAAATTAATCTCTAGTAGTAAAAGAGTGACTTATTTTTATAATAATAAAACAGTAAAAGACAACCTTCATTTACCTTTTACTTTTGATGCTCAAGATTTCTTTCGTTGTCGTGATATAGTAAAACATAAACAAGTAGAAGAATGGGAAGAAAAAAATGCTAGATATTATGATTTAGCTACAGTTTTTAAAGGTCTTGACGTTGATACATCACAAATGATAGAATTACCTTGGTTTCACGATATAAGTACTTGGGAAGGGTATAGAAACTATTTATTGTCGGAACAAAGTAAATTATATACAAAGCCTGTTACCCTATTTAAAGGCAATCGGAGAAGATATGATGATCGTTCAAGCAGAAAAGATTTACAACAAGATTCCGTTGCACATGAAACAGGCACTCAATCTACCACTTAATTATCTTGATTTAAGTGTAGATCAAATGTTATTTATTAATGAATTCTATTTTGCCAGTTCGCAAAAGCTAGATGTAAAGAAGCTAAAGAAATCTTTAGCTGATGCAGCTATTAATGCTGATTTAATTTATATTGCGATGAATGAAATGGAGGATTTATTAAATGATGCCGAATAAGTTTATGATGCCTAGTTAATATGAGGGCATCTTATGAGAAAGGCACTATTATTATTAATATTATTATCTTGCGGTAGTCCAAAAATTCAAAAATATAATGTCTGTGGGCAAGTATGCCACCCAGATTCTAAAAAAGCTGGTGTTGGTGTTTGTACTTTGGGTTATTGGGAATGTGATAACCGACCAGAACCTGAATGTGTAGGTTATGGAGCGGCAGGTAAAGAAGTGTGTGATGGTTTAGATAATGATTGTGATGGCGCTGTAGATGAATCTATTATACAATCCTGCCAAACACAATGCGGTGCTGGCTTTGAAATATGCAGCAATGGACAGTTTGTTAATTGTGATGCACCAAAACCTGAAACAGAAACATGCGACGGAAAAGATAATGATTGTAATGGAAAAATAGATGATTTTCAACTCTTATCACAACCATGTTATACAGGAGATGCAGGAGATTTAATGTATGGCGAATGTCATCCCGGCTCTAGCAGATGTATAGCAGGAAAAGTACAGTGTGTAAATCAACAATTACCGCATTACGAAATGTGTGACGGCAAGGATAATGATTGTGATGGCGAAATAGACGAAAATGTAACAAAACCAAACCGTTTAATAGATGTTGTATTTGTTATTGACGAAAGTGGGTCAATGGAAAGTGTTATTAGAAATATAGCTAATGTTTCTAAAACTTGGGTAACAAAATATAATAACAGAGCAGATTTAAAATTTGCAGTTGTTGCCGCACCTTGGTCTAATTCGGCATATGACTCGCAAACGTTGTTGATTCAAGATTTAGCTAATGCTAGTATTGCATCTATCGCCTTGTCTAACCAATATGCAGGTAACTGTACCTATGAACCAACATGGGATGCAATATATTTATTAAGTAATTCTCTTAATGAATTAGGCTTGACATGGAGAACAAACTCAGTTAAAGTGATTATTATGTTTACAGATGAAACAGGGCAATCTTACGAATATAACCCCCCACTTGTTTTGCAAGAAGTAGTAGATATGGCAGTCCAAGAAAATAGACATGTTTATGTTTTTACTGTTGCAAATGTTTATACGTCATACCAACCAATAGCTGATGCAACAGACGGTGGAATATATAATTTATATCTGTCTCAACCAGAAATGGAATCAGTATTAGACTCTATCGTAGCGGAGGAAACGTGCAAATAATCAAGAACGCAGCACAGTGTTTAAGCTGTAATGAAGTGGTTGAAAGCAAGCATCGCCATGATTTTGTTCGTTGTAGCTGTGGAAACTTAGCCGTAGATGGTGGGAAAGATTATCTAAAACGTTCTGTAGGTAAGCATGGTATAAAAAATATGTCCCAGACAGAACACGATAAAGATTGCTATTGGCATAAAGATTGGCATCAGTGTAGCTGCGGTGCTTTCTAATGCCAATTAAAAAAGATGAAACGTATTTTCGTCAATACGTAAACAAATTATTTTCACTTCCAAGCCGTACCGACAAATACGCAATCGTAGATGTAAAAAAGATTGGCAAGATATATTATTTTGTTTATATCGGATTTGAAAATCACAGCAGCGATGAACCAGCTATGGAAGAATGTAAAACATTATTAAAAACAGTTAATATCCTAGACCTGCCATGTGATTATAAATGTGAAAGTTGTCAAGAAGCATGTGCAATAGTTAAGAATAGCGAACAGAATAATCTTTCTTGCCCAAAATGTTTTCATGCATCAAATTGTCAATCATGTGATGAATGTGGAGTGGATGTTTATTGGGAACACGCAAAGAAAAAAGATGATATGAGAGTTTGCGAGGATTGTTTTGAATAATCTTACTATCAATAAAACAAACGTTAAATGTTGTGAAAAGGGAAACCAAGCTCTTCATTATCTCCATAAACGCAAAGAGTTCATGATAATGTATGAAGGTGAAGAATGGTGGATTATAGTTGACTTCTGCCCGTGGTGTGGTGTAAGATTAGACACATCACATGTTGATTACGATAGAACTGAAAGATTTGAAAGGCTATAAAATGAAAATTGATATTCACGATAATCAAAAGAAGGCAGCTAATGAAATTGTAAATCATTACAACAGTGTTAAAGTAGATAATTATCCTCCCGTGCTTCTTGTAGCGCAGCCGCAGTCAGGAAAGACAGGTGCTGTTATTAATGCATTGGAAAAAATTATTGAAAACAATAAGCAAAAATCTCCAGATTCTTGGACTACAGTTTTTTGGATTGGCCCTTCGGATGTTAACCTGAAAGAGCAAACCCTTGAAAGAATAGAAGGCACTTCTCAAACAGTTAAGAGAAATCTACTCGATGCTACAGTTTATCATATGCCTGATTTACTATTATCGAATAATTCAAATGAATTACTTATCAAGAGATATAACGAGGCAAAAGAAAGAAAAGATTATATCTTAGTTGTAATGGATGAAGCGCATATTGGTATTGGACTCGATCAAACATTGCCAGAATTCTTTAAAGAAAGATTAGGTTTTTTTCCCGGTTTTGAGGATTCAAAAGAAAAAGTATTTACTATTATTATAACTGCTACTCCCGGCTCTTTTTTAAATTATGCTAGATATAGAAAAACTTCTAGTACTGGTGATTGTTTTCGGTATGTTTATCTGGAGCCGGGAAAAAATTATAATTCTTTTAAACTGATGAAGCAAAATGGAAGAATTAATAATGCTTATCTTGTTAAAGATGAAGCATCTTGGTATAAATTTTTTCATGATCAGTTTATACCATTTATTACGGGAGAAAAAGGATATTATATTTTTAGAATGAGCAAAAAAAATGACTTTATTTCTAAAAAACTAAATGAATATTCTTCTAAATTTTCTTTTGGCATTAAGACATATCACAGTGATTATAAAAATATTGCCCAGCTTGATGAAGATTTAAAGTCTTCTCCAAACAAGCATACATTTTGCTTAATTGTAGGCTCTTATTTACAGGGTAAGACTTTTGATGATATGAAATATGTTAGAGGATGGTGGGAAAGAGTAAATAAGACAACTACACATACTTTTACAGCGCAATCTGCTGGTAGAAATTGTGGATATAATAATCGTGATACTTATAATTATCCTATTAGTCTACATATGGAGCAATTTGACGATATTATTAAATTTTATGATTTGGCATCTAGAGGTGAATGGTCTAAATTAGAAGAAGATTTTCTACTTAATAGCACTCATGTTAAGAAGCTTAATTCTATTAATAGACTCACAACAAAAATTATTTGGGATTTACCAAAGATGTTTAAAACTTTAAAACAAGCTAAAAATTATTGTCAACAAAATGCAGTTGATTTTCGTGTTGCCACGGTAAGTGGACATTCTTATAAAGATTTGGCAGGAGAGTTAAATAATAATATGAATAATCCACAGCTTGGTAGATCTAATGGTAATAAAGAAAAAGATGCTGTAGTTGTGTATATCGATAAGCCATCAAATAAATATAAAAATTCATATAAGCAATTATTGAAAAAAACAAAAGGCGATTCTGCGGTTGTCTTTTTGCGTAAAAAGACAAATGAAAAAAATATCATTGTAAAAAGCAAAGATGTTTATTCCAAGCCTTTTGGATATAGAAAAGGAAATAAAAAATAGATTAAATGTATGCCACAAGTCGCTTGACAAAAATAGGGCTTGTGGCATACTTGTATCTACTGAAAGGTTTGAAAAGGTATGAGCGGTAATCATAAATCAAAATCTTTAAATAATTTATTAGAATCATTAGAAAAAGCTGGTTGCATTTTAAATGAAACTAAGAACGGCATTAAGATATATGCACCCGATGGTATAAACACATATATTTGTCATAGAACCGAAAAGGCTTTTCACCCTGTTCGTAGGTGGGCTAACCGATTTGTGTTTAAGAATCTGTAAAGAAAGAAACTTAATATGCCTAAGAAATCTAAACTGCAAAAGGTAATTGAAGCAGCGGCAGAAACTCCAGAAGTTCGTACCTTTAAACCTTATACTTGGATTAAGTGTAATCGTCCTAGTATGTGGAGTGATAAATTAAAGAAAGACGCTCGTTATCTTTTTATGGGTTGGATTACGAACAATCCTGAATTTGGCGATAATGCTGTTTTAATGGATGACCGTGGAGTATTTACTTGCTCCATAAAAGAAGAAGATTTTGAGGTTTATTAATAAAATGACTGAACATGAAATGCGATTAAAGATTCAGGAATATGATTGTACTTATGGTGATAATCCATTTTTAATTCATTGTCCTCTTAATAAGCCGTGCATGAAGCACAAGTATGAAAATCTTCACCAGAAACTTCTTGAAGAAACCCAGACAAAGGGTGTAGAATGTGATAAGTGTGGTTGGGCAATGAAGTTTCCCGACGAACCTTGTCGTTGTGAATTGGAAGAAAAAGTAAAGTTATTGAGAAGTGCTTTGGATATCTTATTTGACGAAGCTACCAATAGCAGCAATATAGATACACACGATGGTTGGAATGTACGTAATCCTTATCTTGAATTACCGAAAAAGGTAGAAGAACAAGTACGTGAAGCTTTAAGAATTACTAAAGATAATGAGGATATTTAAATGGAACGAGAAATTGGCTGCGGAGATAATAGTTGTATTTTTTCTTCTTTCCGTAATAATGGCGGTATGAGAACAAATGGTGGTTGCCGTTGTTTCAAAAATCTTGAATTAAATACACTTATTGTAGCTGCCGACATGTCCGAAACTACTGTACCTTATGACAATCGTGAAGAAATTAGTCATTTACGAAAAAGCGTTATGACACTTATGGCGGAATATAGAAAGTTAAAGAAAGAATATGATAATCAGATTAAATAGAGCGCCTTATATTTGTCCTGTAATAAATGACCATTTAGACAGTGGCGCAGGACATTATCAGTTTGGTACTTCATGGTTAAATGTTCCTGTTCGCTTCCATAAAGAAAAGGAAGATGATAGGTTTTGGACAGGTAAAATCATGACACGTTATGAAAATACAGATGGTTGGTTACAAGTAGAATTGTATAAAGAATGTTTTGATGTTGTGGAGGAATAATGAGAATCTTCAAAGAAAAAGCAGGAGTCATTAGTGAAAAACCTGTATGGGTTGTTATTGACGATTGCTATCTTTATACACACGACAATCTATTTGGTTTAATTAAAACTATGCTTCTTGAATGGAAGCATGATAAACATTTGGCAGGATATTAATGTCTAACGAAGAATTATTAGATTTATTAATTCGTGCCGCAGGCAATAACAATGAGTTTGACAATAGAAGAGAATTAGAATACTATAGATTAGAAGTATTACAAAGGATGAAGAATGAGCGCTGATATTTCAATTATTGAAGAAGAAGATAGAGGCGTTGATGTAGTGGTAAGAGCTTCAGTCGTTCAGTTGCAAGTCCATGAGTATTATTCTAATTACACAGAGTTTCCTTTTGACATGACAAAAGAAACCCATAGACAAGCAATAAAAAATTTGGTAGGAGTATTACAACAACAATTGGAAGTTCATGAGGTAACTAATGTCTGATATACCACTAAAACCATTATGTTACGTAGAAGATGTAAAACACGCTGTTCACGCAGCTTTCCAAAACTTTTATGATAATCAAGATAAGTATACAAATCTTAAGCAATTAATGGAACTTGTATATGATGAATTTCGTAAGATTCCTACCTACACACCAGAATTTGCTTCTGCGTTTAGACAAGATTGTGAGCAATATATTGTGAAAACAAAATTAAAATAATTAACTTTCATAGGCATTATCCTTTTACCTATACTATTTATAGTATGACCGTGTAAAAGGAGACAAACTATGCGTAAAGGCGTAAAAGAAAGAAGAATAGAAGGTAGGCACAAAATATGTCCTAATTGTAAAGCAGAATTTTGTTCTATAACTCCAACTGGCTATAGAACACCAAAATCTGTTTCTTGTTCAGAAGAATGTGCTAGACTATTTGCTGTTAATAAAAGATATCAAAATGGTACGTATAGTAAAAACGACAAAGCAATAGAAAAGATGCACGCCACAAAACGGTCCAAAAATCCTGATTATGGCAAAAAATGGAATGCAGTTAAAGAGGCTATTAAACAAAGAGGATTGGGTGGTTTTGATAAAACCAAATATAAGCATTGGGCACAAACACCAGAAGGTAAAAAAAGAATTAGCGAAATTCATACTGGAAGATTTGTAGAAGAAAGCACAAGAAAATTAAATTCAGAAAGAATGAAAAAACTTCTTCATGAACATCCAGAAAAAGTTTATTCTAATGCTAATGGTGGTAGAAGAAAAGATTTAAATAATAAATATTTCCGAAGTAATTGGGAAGCCAACTATGCTCGTATTTTGAATGAGCAAAAAATCTCTTGGGAATATGAACCAGAAACATTTTCATTATCTAATGGTTTAACATATACGCCAGATTTTAAAATTGCTCCAAATAAATATGTTGAAATTAAGGGATGGTATGACAATGATTCTAAAGAAAAGATAAGTCTCTTTTTAAAAGAGTATCCTCATTTAGAGCTTGATTTGATAGGCGAAACAGAGTATTATAGTCTTCGTAACGTATTCAAGAACAAAATTTCACTTTGGGAAGGTAAATAATGTCTGATAGAAAGAAATCATCAATTCCGTTTTTCTCTATGCATATGCACTCCACTTATTCTATCTATGATGGAATTGGCTATCCTGATGATTTTGCTGACTTTTCTTATAGCAATGGGTTATCAGGAATGGCTATGACCGAACACGGTTCAATGAATTCCTTTAGCCACGCTTTCATGAAAGCCAAAAAAATGAAAGAGCAGGGAATAAATGACTTTAAGATTGCGTATGGAATTGAGGCTTATATTCACCCCTCAATCACCCAATGGAAGCAAGAACATTTAAAGCACAAAGAAGATGCAAAGCTTGCAAAGCAAGTTGACGATGATATTGGTCTGGTTGTAGAGAATGAGAGCGAAACCAAGAAGGGTATTCGTTCTTCTCTTAATCGCCGTTCTCACCTTGTCTTGGTAGCGCAGAATCAGAAGGGTCTAAACAATCTTTTCAAGCTTGTCAGCGATTCATATCGTGGCGATAACTTCTATCGTTTCCCACGTATGGACTATGAACTGCTTAAGAAACACAACGAAGGTATTATTGCAAGTTCCGCTTGTCTTGGCGGTGTACTTGCCAATGACTATTGGGATAACATTGATAAGGGTGATAAGGCTGTTTATACAGCAATGGAAAAGACTGTCGGGAGCATGATGGATATCTTTGGCGACCGCTTTTACGGTGAATTACAGTGGGCAAACTATAAGGAACAGCACATTGTAAATCAATTTGTTATTAATCTTTCCAAGCAATTTGGATTCAAACTAATTAGCACTTGTGATGCACACTTCCCCAATCCTGATATGTGGAAGGACCGTGAAATCTATAAGATGCTTGGTTGGGTAGGAAAAGGTGGTAATGACCTCAAAATTGACGCACTTCCACACACACTGGAAGAAATGGAATACCAGCTTTATCCCAAGAATGGTGACGAACTATTCGCAACGTATAAGCGTTTTTCAGGTCGTCTTGGATTTAGTTACGATGATAAATTGGTAGAGGAGAGTATCGCTCGTACTGCGGATATTCTCAAGAATCGCATTGAAGATTATATGCCTGATACAGCAGTTAAGCTTCCGTCCTTTGTTATTCCAGAAGGTGAAACCGCTGATAGTGCATTAGCAAAGATTGCCGTTGATGCACTAAAGAACACTGGTCTATATAAAGACAACGATTATGTTTCCAGACTTAAGGAAGAACTCCACACCATTAAGGACCGTGGATTCTCCAAGTATTTCCTTACAATGAAAAAGATTTCCGATAAGTCTAAGGAAGTCCAACTTTGCGGTGCAGGCCGTGGTTCAGGCGCAGGTTCACTTGTATCTTATCTCCTCAATATTACAGAGGTGGACCCAATCAAGTATAAGCTCCAGTTCTCACGGTTTATTCGCCGTAATGCTAAGGACATGCCTGATATTGACTTTGACGTTTCCGACCCGATGGAAATCAAGGAAATGTTTATCAAGGAATTCGGTGAAAACACCGTTGTTCCTATCTCAAATTATAACACTCTAAAGGCACGTTCACTTGTTAAAGATATCAGCAAGCTCTATGGTATTCCTTTTACAGAGGTAAACGAAGTTACGTCCAAAATGATTCATGAGGCAACTCCTGTCTGTAAGAAGATTCATGGAATTATTGCGGGTGTATATGAGCCTACTTGGGAAGAGTTAAAGGAACACTCTCCTTCTCTTGTGTCATATCTAAAGAAGTATCCACACGTTGCGACACACGTTGATAACTTGCAGAAGCAGGTTCGTTCAATCTCTCGCCATGCTGGTGGTGTATTGTTTGCAGATAATATTGACCAAGTAATGCCGCTAATTAACAGCGGTGGTATTATTCAAACTCCTTGGACAGAAGGGCAAACTGTTCGTCACTTGGAACCGCTTGGTTTCATTAAGTTCGATATTCTTGGTCTTGCTTCACTCCGCATGATTGAAGGTGCGATTGAACATATCTTGAAGCGGCACCACAATATGCCAAATCCGTCATTTGCGGATATCAAGAAGTATTACAACGAAAAGCTACATCCAGAAAAGATTGACCTAAATGATGCAAACGTATATAAGCATGTCTTTAATGAAGGCAACTTCTGTGGAACGTTCCAGTTCACCAGTAAGAATGCACAGAAATTCTGCATGCAAGCACATCCAAAGAACATTGTAGATATTGCCGCAATTACGTCAATTTTCCGTCCCGGTCCTCTATCTGCAAACGTTCATGAAAATTATATCACTGCAAAGAATAATCCTGAGTCTATTCGTTATGCGCATCCACTAATTAAAGAAGTAACACAAGAAACACAAGGTTTTATTGTGTTTCAAGAGCAGTTAAGCCTACTCGCTCATAAACTAGGCAAGGATATCTCGCTGGATGAAGGCAACGAACTCAGAAAAGTTCTTACAAAGAAAGGCACTGGAAAAGAGGTTCAAGTTAAAGAGAAACTGTACAGCAAGTTCATTGCCGGTTGCACCGAAAAAGGTCTTTCAGAGGATGACGGAATCTCTCTTTGGAAGACTATGGAATTCTTCTCAGGATATGGCTTTAACCTTTCTCATGCTATCTGTTATTCTATACTTTCTTATCAGTGTGCTTATCTTTTCTATCATTACCCTGCTGAATGGCTTGCTGCATTTCTTACGAAAGAGCCAGAAGACAGAAAAGAAGCAGCAATAAGCCTTGCTAAGTATTATGGATATAACATCAAGGGTCTAGACATTAATTTGTCTGGTACTAAATGGGAAGTTGATAGTGATGGTAAAACATTAATCCAACCGCTATCTTCTATTAAAGGTCTTGGCGATACTGCTATGGCGGAAATCATGAAGCATCGTCCATTTAGGGATGTAGAGCATTTACTATTCAGTGAAGATATAGTTTACAGCAAACTAAACAAGAAGGCTTTGGACGCATTAACACGCAGCGGAGCTATGAATAATCTAATGGACAAAAGATTTACTGGATTAAAGCATTTCTGGTCTGCTGTTGTAGTAGACCGTCCAAAGAATGTTAAGAAGCTACATGAAAACATTGATAAGTATAAGCCAGAAGGAGATTTCACAACTGAAGAAACAATTGAAAATCTAACTTCACTTTCTGGTGTATATCCAATCAACCTTGTCGTTGATGCTAAAACACTAAAGAACATTGAAGATAAATATATTCCTCCGATTGGAGACTATGAGCCAGCATTAGGAGAAGTTGTTTGGTTTATTCCTCGTAAGATTACAGAAAAGAAAACAAAGAATGGTAAAATATTTTGGATTCTTGAAGTTACCGATATCACAAATAAGATTACAAATGTTAAGTGCTGGGGTGTGAATCCAGAAAAGGACAAGATTTGGCTTAACAGGCCATACTTGAGTAAGCTACAGTATGACGAAACTTGGGGGTTCAGTTCCAGAAGTATCAAACACACATTTAAACTATTAGGATAATATATGACAGAACAAAGACCTTGGGGATATTATAAGATTTTAGAAGACGCTGACACACATAAGGTTAAGCGTATTTGTGTTAATCCAAATCAGCGTTTAAGTTTGCAATCTCATGCCAAGCGTGAAGAACTGTGGATTGTATTAAAAGGTAGAGGTTTTGTAACTTTAGATGATAAAGATGTTTTAGTAATTCCCGGCTCTATTATACGTATACCATTAGGAGCAAAGCATCGTGTAAAAAACGATGGTGTGGAAGATTTAGAATTTATTGAAGTTCAAACAGGCAGTTATTTTGGCGAAGATGATATTGTTCGCTATAGCGATGATTACGGGAGAGCATAATATGAAAATAGTAGCGTGTTCGGGTTATTTCAACCCTTTACATAAGGGACATGTAGAATATCTAGAAAAAGCAAAATCATTAGGCGATAAGCTTGTAGTCATTGTTAATAGCGACTACCAACGAGCTTTAAAAGGTTCAAAAGAATTTATGAGTCAAGAAGAGCGAATGATTATTATAAAAGCTTTACGCTGTGTGGATGAAGTGGTACTATCAGTTGATACTGATGGGACTGTTTGTGAAAGCTTAAGGTTGGTAAAACCGCATATATTTGCCAAAGGTGGAGATAGATTTGCAAGCGAAATCCCAGAAGCAAAAGTTTGTGATGAATTAGGTATTACAATGGTAGATGGATTAGGAAATAAGATTCAAAGCTCTTCGTGGCTTTTGGCTAAGTAAAGGATTAGATAATGATTAAATTGCAATGTAAAAAACTATCAGAAACAGCAAAGATTCCTTCTAAAGCACATTCGCAAGATGCAGCATATGATTTATTTGCAGATATTCCAAATGGTGATTTGCATATAGCTGCTGGACAGACTAAAATTGTTCCTACTAATATAGCTATTATGCCACCACAAGATTGGTCATGCGATATTAGAGGTAGAAGTGGCATGTCGAGTAAGGGTAAATTGGTGGCTATTGGATTAGTTGATGCTTATTATACTGGTCCTTGGGGTGTTATTCTTTATAATAGCACTCCTGATACTATAGTAGTTAATCATCACGATAAAATTGCACAGTTTACAGTAAACCGCGTTAATGATAGTATGCTAGAACTAGTTGAAGAGTTCGATGTTCCAGAAAATACTCGTTCTACTGCTGGTTTTGGTTCAACGGGGCATAAATAATGAGCTATCAAATTGGTGAATTAATACTTTTTCATGATGCAGAAGGAAATGTAGATGATACCGCTATTATTTTAGATAGCAGAGTAATGATGCATTCAGAACATTATTACCCTTCACATGCTTCTGAATTAATTTATAAAATACATCTTACAGAAGATGGGCGTACATTAGAATATCCCGAACATCACTTACGTTTGAGAGCAAGTAGCAGAAAAGAATATGAGGCTAAATATGGGATCCAGAAGCAAGACGGGTAATAAAAAGAAAAATTTAGAAAATACAATGGCTCAACAAGCAGCGCTTATTTTAAGGATTCCAGATAAATGTAAGGATTGTGGCGAACCTTTTGATAAGAAAAACAAGATGATGGTTATGACTTGGTTTGTAGAGGTGTTTAATGAACAAAAACGTATTGATTTATTCTGTCCAAAGTGCCAAGATCGGAGGAAAGATGTTCAAGGAAACTCTAGCGTTTGATGATGTCTTGTTAGTTCCAAGATATAGTGATATAGAATCAAGAAAAGAAGTAGATTTATCGTCGCATCTTGGGACTAACATTAAATTAGATATACCCATTATATCTAGTCCTATGGATACTGTTACTGAAAATCATATGGCAGTATCCATTTCCCTAATGGGAGGATTAGGAATAGTACATCGCTACAACACAATTGAACAACAGACAACAATAATTAAAAATGCCATCATTGATGGCGCTGTAAATATTGGTGCTGCTATTGGTGTTACCGACGATTATTTAGAGAGAGCACAAAAGCTAGTAAAATGCGGCGCAAATGTATTATGTGTAGACGTTGCTCACGGGCATCACATTAGCGTTAAAAACGCTTTAGAGCAGTTGCGAAATGTATTAGGTAGAGACATCCATATAATGGCGGGTAATGTTGCTACTCAGCAGGCATTTAAAGATTTATCATCTTGGGGAGCAAATAGCATCCGCGTTGGTGTAGGAGGCGGAAGCATATGTTCTACAAGAATCCAAACAGGACATGGTGTTCCAACATTAACTTCCGTTATTGATTGTCAAGGTACAGATTACGGTTCAACACTAGTTGCCGATGGAGGAATTAAAACCTCTGGCGATATTGTCAAGGCTTTAGCGGCTGGAGCGGATTTTGTAATGTTAGGTTCAATGTTAGCAGGAACACATGAAGCGCCGGGAACTACATTTGAAGAAAATGGTAGGCAATATAAGCTTTATCGCGGAATGGCTAGTAAAGAAGCACAGATGAACTGGAAGGGGTCTTATTCTTCTTTTGAAGGTGTTTCTCATAAGGTAGCATATAAAGGAACTCTTAATGAAGTTCTTGGAGATATTGTACGTAATATTCGTAGTGGTTTATCTTACAGCGGCGCAAGAACAATAAGAGAACTACAGGGCAAGGCACAGTTTATTAAACAAAGCGCCGCTGGACAAATAGAAAGTTCTCCACACATCTTAAATCATGCAAAGTAATGAAAAGAAACTTATATTTACAATTGATGATGATTTGCACGCGAGATTTAAGATCGCTTTACGTTATGACAATCTCACTCAATCGACATTTATTAAATATATTATTGCGGCTTATTTAGCTAACAATAGCCATATTCGTAATTTAGTTGATGAAGTTATAATTGATAGGCTAAACAAAAGAAAAATTAAAATGAGAAATAAAGATAGACAACAGGAATCTAAAACGATTAATGATTTTGCTTTAAATGATGAAGAAATAGAAAGCATATTTGATATGATAGAAAGCGAGAATCCAGATTTATGAGTCAGTTTAAAAGTTGTGTTCAGGCGTGCCAAAAACTAGGAGTTTCATGTCCAAATAAAGATTGTAGAAGCTGGATAAATTATGAA